ATTACATTTGAGGATGTATTAATACCCGTAGGTGCTGTAGTTAACTTTTTATATTCATATCCACTTCCAGGAGCAATTACGCTAATTCCTTCTACTACGGACTTTTTATCATAAGACTGTAAATGATGCCTTCCAACGCCTCCTGCGGTCAATACAACGGTATTAATGCCAGCAATGGCATCTCCTTGTGTTGGATGAAGTTTTACTGTAGTATTGTTAACATGAGAAACAAAGTATGTTGCATCAGTAGTTAATCCACTAATTCCATCTTGGTTGTCGGTAGTATAAATTATTTTTTCTGCATTTCTAAATTTATGATATGTTGAAAAACCAATAGTAGATACTGTTGTCCCAAATCCAACTTCTTGAGAATTATTTTGAGAATTAAAAGCGACTTTATGATTAATTAAAGTCATTCTTACATCAGCTACAGCCCCTTTACCATTTCCACCACTAATAACTACTAAAGGAGTTTCTTCATAATCGAAACCAGAATCTATAATTTGAACTCTTTGTAAAGATCCAGAGATATTAATATATCCCGTAGCACCTGTTCCGACAGCATCTTTAATAATTAAAGGTTGAGGATTAATAACATCATATCTGGATCCTGGTGACAGAATATCTACACTATTAAGTTTACCATAATGAACAACTTCAGATGACTTATAGTTTAGAATTTCTACTCCATTCACTAAAATTTTTGAGTACTTAAAGTTTTAAGTCTAAAATCATATAGTTTAATAATACAATCGGTTACTGTTGTATTATTATCTAAAGAAATAAATTTTGAATTATATACATCACTTTTACTCTTTGCAAGTTTTATTGTTGTTGAATTTACTTTTTTAATAAAGTAAAGACCTTCATTAGCAGGAATTTCTCCTTCTTCTAAAATACCAATATCTGTTACAAATAGAGAAGAACTAACAACTGTTCTTGTTTTAACTACTCCATATTGAACATACTCTTCTTCTGTTTTTTGGGGGACATAATAAACTTCATCACCCGTATAAAAAGTATGTGTTCCTATATCAAATTCATCACCAACATATGTTCCAGAAAAAGTAACACTTCTATCAGATGTATCAATTGGTTGTGAATCATATGAAGGAATGGAAGAAGATGCAACTAAGTAATTGTTTGTATATTTTTCCTTATAAACATTTTGAACATTTGTTGTATATCTATTAGTATTTGGAAATGAATTTGATGTTACTTTTAAAATATCTCTCTTAATAGTATAATTATCTGTTATTGAAAGATCTCCCTGCCCCCTAATGGTAAAAGATTTTTCGGTAAGTATGCTAATAATTTTTGTTGATTTAGATATATTGTCAGTACCTGTAATCGTTGCAAAATCTCCTGATTTGAATACATTATCATTATTTAAAACAACTGTATAAGTTTTGTCTAAATTGTCAATTAATTCAATACTTTTAACACTATAGATTGGAGAAATATTATAAAACCAATTTTTAGCTTTAAAACTAGTATCACCAATTCCTAAAGTTTTAATTCTTGCTACATCATTTTTTCCATAATAAGTTGTATTATTTGGATATTCAATATTACTTAATACTGAATTAATTCTTACTTTAATCTTTTTGGTTTGGTCTTTAAAAGAACGTCCCCATGCAAAAGTATTAATTCCAATAGATGTTTTATCCGAAATTATTCCAACTACATTTGTACAACCATAAAATTGTGTTAAAGATTTTGAAGTATAGGAAACTATTCCAACTGTTAAATCATTAAATGTAACATAAAGTTCTCCAGTATTACCAAAACCAACGGTAGAATCTACATCAAATGTAGTATCTCCAACTGACACTTGTCCAATTAGTCTAGTTTTAGGATGGACAGAAAAATTACCATATAATGAACCATCTACTCTAAGATCTTTATCATATCCTGCATCAAAACCTAATTTATAATAAGTTTGCCCTGCTCCAATAGGAATAATCTTTTGTATATTTGTAATAGGAGCATATGCCTTAGTAATAGAATTATCAAGTTCATATTCATCTTGATATAAAGTTGCATCCGTAAGATCTTCTGGATCCCCATTAATAGATTCAACTATAAGATCATTTGAAATAATATAATTAGCATTAGATGGAGTAAAAAGAAAATCTGCTGGTCTTATAATTTTTACATCTTCTTCATATAATCCTTTAAATAAAATTTCAAAAGATCTATCAGTACCTTTACTGGTATAAAAGTCTTTAGATTGTTTTATAAAGAGATTTTTATCTACATTTTCTGATAGTTTTCTATCTTCTAAACCAGGTAAAAGTTGAACTCTCTATTTTCTAAACCAGGTAAAAGTTGGTATTTTGTTTTTAATAAGAATTCTTTAAGGAAAAGACAACTTAAATTGGTTATCTTAGCTCCTGTTGTATGAATTCCTGCACTTGTTGATTCAAAAACAAGCGTATCTGGGTTTGATTCTGATTTATATGAACTAATACCAGAAAATCCTCTAATACATCCAGTAAATGCTGTTTTTGCAAGTCCAGTATAGGTAATTATTTCATCATCAATCTTTATTAATCCATAAGAACTGGGAAATCCAACGGTTCCTTCCGGAAATTGAACCATATCAACTGGTATTATCTTATCATAAGGTTTAATATAAGTACTTAATCCTACTGATTCATTAAGACTAGTAAGTTCATCGACTTTAATATATTGATCAATATTTTGAATTAGATCAAGAGGACCACTCACGTACTCTTGTCCAATATAATATTGTTTTAAAAATTCTGATATCAAAGGGTAATCAGTCCTTACAAATTCAGGAAGCTGATTTTGAACAATGTTACTAAATTGAACTCTTTTTTCTGACATTTTTATAAATTTACTGTCTTAATAGGAAATGATGGTTGTAATTACTGAGTGCGTCCACCAGAACGAACTAAAGTACCATTAGGATAACTTGGTGATACGATATAATTAGATGCTGAAGGATCTAATCCAGAAGCAATTTCATCAACAACCATTTCAAAAGTACTGCTACTAATATCTAGTTGTAAATATAAATCCTGTAATCCAACCACATCATTTGAATATGGACAAACTCCAATTTCAATGATTGTCTGTCCATCCCTTATCATTCCAGATTGTATATTAATAGGACTTAAAGTTATAACCCCACCTTTATAATTAATAGTTCCTACATTTCTTCTAACAATTGTGGGAGTTGTTGAATTTATATTAGGAACAGTAAATAAGAAGATAGATCCAGTAAGTCTATTTGTATTTGGAATATCTGAGAGATAAACATCACCTGCAATTCCGTTTACTTTAAACGCAGAAGTTTTGATATTATATCCATCCATAGATTTAATATGAAATTCATTACCAAATCCAATAGAATATTCTGCCCAAGTATTTACAGCGACTCTTAAATCTCTTCTCATATTAACTGTTGTAATATTTGAAGTTACTGCATCTGAACTGTCATCAATAACTTTTAGGAATTTACTATATTTAAATCTAGCACCATATTTGTTCATTTCACTGGATTCTGCATATTTATTGGTATTATTTTGAATAACAGTTGAAACATATTCAGCACTTGGAGCAAAATTGGTGTTATAATATATTTTTGAATTAACTTCAAGGAAAAGATACTTCAAATCAAGGATTTCTGGGATAATACCTGCTACAGCATACTTCTTTAACTTTAATTTGATGTTTTCTTTGGTGAGATTGGGTAAAAAATCACCAGATTTAGGTTTAATGCTAATAAAAACCTTACCATATTGCGGAGGAATTAATTCTTCTCCACCAAATACTGAAATAGATTCAGTTTCTGGGTAAATTCTTGATGGAATTAATGTTTCATAGTCATTTGCAGTTAAACATCTGTTCTGAGAGGCATATATTCTTGGAGCAAACTTCTTAACAGAATCAACTGACTCAATAACTTCTCCACCAGAAGAAATTGTTTCTGTTGTAATTAAAGAAACACCAGAAGTTACTGTATAATTTTGTGCATTTCTAATATATGTAATTCTTCCACTAAAGGTGAAGGAACTTATTCCATTTGCACTGTCTCCATTTGTAACAATATAATTTATTGATATAAAATTATTATCTTCAAGTGCTTTTCCAAAAATTCCATCCCCAAAGAAAATTTG